ACTAGCAGCGGCGCGACTCGTAGCATCACATTGAGCGTCTGCTGCGACTCATGACCACTAAGCGCGAATCAATCCTTGCCGATATTGCTAGCAGCCTTGCTGGCACGGTTCAGGTTGGCAGCCGGATTTATCGCAGCCGGGTGGAGCCATTGGCCCGCGGTGAGTCGCCAGCGATTGTGATTGAGCCGGTTAGCGACAGCGCAGTTCAAAACACCAGCCTGCCGACGCTTGATTGGTCTTTAACTGTCCGCGTTGCCGTTATTGTTCGGGCTCCAGTGCCTGATCAAGCGGCCGATCCGATTGTGCAAGATATGCACGCGAAGCTGGTTTCTGATTTGACTTTGGGCGGTTATGCAATTGACGTGCAGCCGCAATCCGTCAATTTTGAAATGCTCGAAGCGGATCAACCTGCGGGGGTTATTTCGTGTGAGTATGTGGTCCGCTATCGCACTTCAGTGGCAGACTTGAGTAGTTGAAGGAAGCTACCATGAGAAGTGAACACCAAGGGCAAGGCGGGTCTTACTTGCTGAACCCAAAAACCGGCGAAGTTTCTCTAATTGAGCAAACCAAGCCAGCCAACCCTCCTGAGTTTTTGCCTGAGGAATTGACCGATGAGCCTTCTGTCTCGGAAACGCCTACTGAGGGCGAAAATTGAATCTACTTACGGCACAGATCCGACTCCGGCCGGAACTGATGCTGTCTTGGTTCGCAGCATTGAAATCACCCCGCTGAATGCGGATGTGGTCGAGCGCGAACTGATTCGCCCTTACCTCGGCAACTTTGAGCAGTTGCTGGGCAATCAGCATGTAGAGATCACTTTTGAGGTTGAGCTGGCTGGCTCTGGTGCTGCGGGCACAGCCCCTGCCTGGGGTCCCATCTTTCGTGCTTGCGGCATGGGTGAAACCATCGTGGCCAGCACTTCGGTGACTTATGCACCCGTCAGCAGCAGCTTTGAAAGCTGCACCATCTATTTCGACAATGACGGGATCCTGCACAAGATCACTGGCTGCCGCGGATCGTATTCAATCTCGGCTGAGGTGAACGCCATCCCCGTGATTTCGTTCACGATGATGGGCATCTACAACGCGCCTACTGACACCGCAGTTCCCACCGCGACTTACAGCAACCAAGCTGATCCGGTGTTATTCCGCACTGGCAATACCAGCAGCTTCTCAATTTTCGGTTACAGCGGCATTCTGCAATCGTTCAACCTCGACATTGCAAACGAGAATGTCTACCGCGAATTGATCGGTGGCACTAAAGAAGTGTTGATCACTGACCGTAAGCCTGCTGGTGAAGTGGTCGTGGAAGCTGTGAGTCTTGCAACTCATGACTTCTTCACTGATGCAACCGGCACGTCAACTGGCGGCCTGTCGTTTACACATGGCACAAGTGCTGGCAACATTGTGGCATTCAGCTCGCCTCAGACTGACCTTGGCTCGCCAACCTATTCCGATCAGGATGGCATCCAAATGATCAGCCTGCCCTACACGTCAACCCCGACGACTGCAGGAAACGACGAGCTTTCGCTCACCCTCACCTGATCTATGTCGTTCGTTCTCAAGCAATCGACCACTTACACCTGGCCGGTTACTTTGATTCTTCCAGTTGATGGCGGGCGGCGTGAAAAACACACCTTTGAAGGTGAGTTCAAGCGCCTGCCCCAAACTCGAATCAATGAGATTGTGCGGCAAGCCCGCGCCATGGAACGCGGAAGGTTTGATGAGGACGACGTTTTAGAAGATCAGGATGCCGCCAAGGAAATCTTGGTGGGATGGTCCGGCGTTGTCGATGACGATGGCGCCGAGATTCCTTTCAGCGACACACTGCTGGATCAGTTGCTAGAGATCCCAACCGTGGCCGGGCAAATTGTTCGGGCGTGGTTTGAGAGCTTGGAAGTCGCAAAGCGAAAAAACTGACAGGCGCCGTCGATCACTGGTTCAAAGGTGAAGGCGGCGCAAATGAACAGTTGCGCAAAGATGCGGAGCGTCTCAACATTGTGATGCCGGCTCACATGTTTGAGCCGGAAAAATTTGAAATTTGGCCTGAGCACCTAGATGCTCTGTCCATGTTTATGCGCTGCCAGACGCAATGGCGTGCTGGGCCAAATGGCGTGCTGGGCTTGGATTATGGAGTGGTTTTAGAGCTGTCAAAGCTTTATGCTGTGGAGGACGTTCAGCAAATGCTCGGCGATCTTCAAGTTATGGAAGGACATGCCCTGCATTTGATTCAAGAGTCTGCTGAAAAGCAGCAAAAGGCCGCACAGCGTAAAGCTCGGAGGTAAAAGATGGCGCTGAATATGAACAACGTTCTGCGCATCACCGCCAAGGTCACCGGGCTGCAGACATTTAGCAAGCTTGACCGCGCGATTAAGAAGAGCGAAAAGGGCGCGAGAAAAGCTGAGCAAGCATTTAAAAAGATGCTTGATTCGCGGCTGTTCCGCACGGCTGCTGTTGCTGCTACTGCGTTTGGTGCTGCAATTACGTTGTCAACCAAGGCGGCCATTGACTTCGAGTCGTCGATGGCAGATGTGCGGAAAGTTGTTGACGGTTTAGAAAGTCCAAAAGCATTCGCCGCGATCAGCGACGAAATAATGCAGCTATCAAGCCAAATGCCAATTGCGGCAAAAGGCTTTGCTGAAATCTATGCAGCAGCCGGCCAGGCTGGAATTGCACGGGAAGATCTCAAACAATTTGCGACTCAAGTCGCGCAAGTTGCTGTCGCCTTTGACATGACGGCAGAGGAAGCCGGCACTGCCATGGCAAAAATAAAATCTTCGCTTGGCTTGTCTTTGCCTGGCTTAAATGATTTATTAGACGCAATGAATCATTTAACTAATAACACGGCAAGCACTGGAAAGCAGTTGATTGATTTTACTTTACGAGCGGGCCAGGCTGGCAAGTCTGCTGGTCTGACTGCAGAGCAAACAGCGGCCTTCGGTGCTGCAATGATTGAAGCAGGGGCTCAGTCTGATGTAGCAGCAACAAGTTTTCGCAATATGATCAAGGCGCTGGCCCGCGGGCCAAGCATGACAGATCGCCAAATTGGTGCATTGGCGCGTTTGGGATTTGCGCAGTCTGATGCGGTTGTGAACGAAAAGGCTTACACCGACGCAGCCCGCTCAGAAAGTAATGCACGCATTGACATTGCCCGCGCTGAAACTAACCAACTGGCAAAAGAGCTAAACAGAAGGTTCCGCGACCAGATGCGTTCGATTGAGGATAATTTTGCAGATGAAAATGATTTGATTATTGAGCAAACGCAGGAACGTGCAGACGCGCAAATCAAAGGAATTCGCCGTGAACAGCAAGCCAGAATTGAAGCGGCGCGAGAGCGTGAGCAGTTGACTGGGCAATCTGCAAAAAGAGAAATCCAACAAATTGAGGATTATTACGAAGAAAGAATCGACACTGTGCAAGATGCTTTGCGTGATGATTTGAAGGCTATTAGGCGTTCGGCTCGCGATCAGTTGCAAGCTATCAGAGACGATTTAGACGATCGCAGAGAATTGGAACTTGCGGGCTTGGAGTCTAATTTTGAAGAGCTGCAGGCTAAAGAAAAAGCTTTAATGGAAAAGCGTGTGGCAGAAATTAAAAAGCAAGCGGAAGAGGGTTTGCTTGCTGCATCTAAGGCATTAGCAAAAGGTTTGCAAGAGGATGCAGTTGGCACAATTACCGGCATTTTTGACCGCATTCGCGCATTGCCAAAAGAAGCGCAACTGTCGGTCATTTCGGATTTGTTTGGCGATGAAGCCCGCGCAATTTTGCCGCTTGTAAAAAACACTGCATTGCTTGAGAAATCAATGCGCCTTGTGGGAGACAAGACTGCATACACAGGCTCAACGCTTAAAGAATTTATTACAAGGTCTTCGACAACAGCAAACAAAATTAAGCTTGCGCAGAATCAATTAGAAAACCTTGCTATTACTTTTGGTCAAAACTTTGCGCCTGCCTTAGGCGCTGCCATGGAAGCATTGTCGCCAGTGTTAAACGCATTTACCTGGATGCTTAAAAACATCCCCGGGTTTGGCCCTGTGCTTGCAGTTGTCACTGCCGGTTTTGTTGCGCTAGTCGCAACGCTGCCTGCCATTGCCGCGTTCGTTTCATTGCTTCCAACTATTGGCCCAGCACTTGTAACGATCAAAGCCGCTGTTGTTGGCGTTGTTGCTGCACTCACAGGCGGCGGTGGTTTGCTGGCTGGCATTGCAGCAGTGTTTAGCGGCCCTGTCGGCTGGGTTGCTTTGCTGGTTGCTGCTGGCGTTGCTCTTTATTCGTTTAGGGATCAAATCGCCACGGTGTTTGAGGCCATCGGCATTGTGATCAAATACGCTTGGGAACTGTTCAAGTCGGTTTACGTTGACCCGATCATCAATGCTGGCAAGATGATCTATCAGTTCTTCCAAGAGAACTGGGGCGCCATTTCTGAATTTGTTGGCGGTGTGTTCACCAAGCTGCGCGACTTTTTCAACAACAACTTTATTCAGCCCGTCGTTGGGTTCCTGAAGGGCATCTATGAAACCTTCAGTCAAATGTTCAACCAAATTGGGGAGGCGATCAAAGCGCCTTTTGTGGCTGCTTTCAATTTCTTGAAAGGCATTGTGAACAACATCCTGCAAAACATCGGCAACGCAATCAATGGCGTGGTCAGCCAAATCAACAAGGTTATTGGCTTCGCAAACTCTGCAGCCGCCAAGGTTGGTTTGCCTCAGTTGCCCTATGTGCCGCAGGTGAACATTCCACGGTTTGCTGAGGGTGGTGTGGTGACAGGCCCAACGCTTGCAATGGTGGGCGAAGGCGGTGAGGCTGAATACATCGTCCCGGCCAGTAAGGCTGGCGCATTTGCAGCCAATTGGATGGCTGGTGTCCGCGGCCCTGCTGCTGTGCCACGGTTTGCTGAGGGCGGCATGGTTGCACCGGCTAGCGCCAACGTGAGCATTCAGACCGGGCCAGTGACGCAGATGAATGGCACCAACTTTGTCACCACTTCAGATCTGAGCGCCGCGGTGCAGGCTGGCGTGAATCAGACGCTGGACTTGATCCGCCGCGATGGCAACACCCGCGCAGCATTGGGGCTTAGCTGATGGCTAATTACGACATCCTTTGTTTCCTGGAGTATTACGCCGAC